TATTCCACTGGTCTCTCATTGCTTCTCTCCAAAGTCTACCTTAACTATGTTGTCCTCACGGGCAACCACCTTGTCTATAACCTCATCAGCCTTGTCGCTGTTCAACTCTGATTTGAACGAGTTTGCCATAGCTACAAAACTAAGTCTAGCCATGCCAGCGTCCCACACACGGTCAAAGTCGTTCTCCATCATCTCTATAATGCCTGACAAGATTACCATGCCAGCAGGCACACTTTCTATGTCAACTGTGTTACCCTTCGTAGTATCGTAAGCTGTCATTGAAAAAGAGTCTTCATCCTCATAATTAAGAATAAGATAGTATCTGTTCGGGAGCAAGCTGGCTCGTTCTACCTGATTGTTTATATCATCCATCTTTTAGCCACTCCTCTGGGATTGCTTTCTCTGCCCACACAAAGTTGTGCTTGGTTGCCCAAGCAGCATAGGTGGTTTTACTACCTCTATAAATTTTGTTTTTCGCGTTGAGGAACACAAACCGGATATCGAGGTCTGGGTGTTGCTGTTTGATAAGCAACATCTTAACACGGTCCCCCTTATCTAAATGACCCTTGGCTTCTATGTACAACTCTTTATGAGGGATGTAAAAGTCAGGTGTATAGTTACGGGGCTTTGGTATATACGTTAGTTTCTTCGATTCGTATTCGAATGTAACGCCTTTTTCTGCGAGAGCTTTGGCTATGTTGATTTCGAACATAGACCGATATCTTGTGTTTCTCATAATTCTAGCAGGGGAAATGATGTCTTTGCCAGACTTAGCCTTTTTAAGAGATACTGTTCTACTTTTGGTGTATGCTTTTCTAGGTAGTTTAGTTCTTCGCTTAAGAGCATTGTCGGTAGACATACAGTAACGCCCATCCTCAAGTTGTGATTGATTTGTTGAAATTCTTCTTCGATACGAACTATATCCCTAGCTTCCGTGTCGGAAATAAGATAGCCAGTGTCGGTATAGTTATTGCGTAGGGTGAGGGGCAGCGATGTTTCCAATCCGCGAACATGCACGGTTGCTGGGTCACCGCCCCTCTCCTCATGTGATTCCACATAAACACACCGCAGGGCTGGATTCATAGTCAGCAACTTACGTGGGTATGTCTCTGTGTATAGAAGGGGCATTAGATGCTCCTGTTGACTATCTTGGTGTACCAAGCTTTCGGTGGGAACTTAGCCTTAGATGTAATCTTATCGTGGTACTCTGCTTTCTTCCAGCAGTGTTCCTTAAACGAACAGAAGGTACAGGTCTTTGGCATTAGTTTGTTACCTGTGTAAATCTTCTCGCCTTTAACGGTGTAGGATTCGTCAACTGCCTCGAAAGGTATCTTGAACTTATCATCCTTGAGAAGGCTCTCTACGCGGCTCCTAGCGTCAGCAATGTACCTTTTACGGTCCTCTTCTTGGTCGGCAGGTGCTTCTACAAAATCCCACTCACCGGATGACTTGTTGATAGCTATCCAACCACCAAACGGCATGTCCTGTGACTCTGAATATAGAAACCCCTGCATGATGTAACCAAAGGGGTCATCCTCTTTGATTACCTCATAGCCACCACGGTTTGAGAACTTGTTGTCGAAAGACCACGGGCTAGTTGACTTGACATCCCATACTTTATCCTGACCATCGTTTAAGATGATGTCTAAAGTTCCTTTAACATCTGTGTCACCTAGTTTTAAATTACACTGTCGCTGAGTATCAACGACGGTAACTCCCGCAGCTTTCATGACGAACACGGCAATCGCTTCAACAAGGTCACCCATGAGGAAACGCATGATGTCGTTATACGCAACCTCTTGGGTGTGGCCTTGCTTCTCCATCTTCTGCTGACACAGAGGACGGCCCAGACCTGACATACGAATACGATAGCCACCACGAGATGACAACTGCTTTCGCAAGGATTCTTTACAGTCTTCTCCGAACTGTTCTATCAGGTCGTCAAAGCGGGAAGAGTCAATCTCTCCCCGCCCTGCTTTTTTCAAGAAGTCCTGTACTTCTAGAAGGGCTATCATCCCGCTAACCGATTAGCGAGGTCGACATCTTCATCAGGCATAATTTGCTTACGGGCTTCTTTATGCTCAGAGTACAGCTTGGCATTAGAAGCTGCAACCGTATCGAAAAACTTCTGGCAAAGAGCCTTACGCTCTGGAGTCAAAGGCACTTCTTTAACCAGAGACGGTTGCGGAATCCAATACGTCACCCCGCCGTTAGCCATACGCTTAGTTCTTATTTCAACAAGGGCCGTTGGTAACGGTATCTTGTTACCTAGCTTCTGCTGGATAAAGTCGTTCATAGGACGAAACCCAGAACGCTTAAAATAACCGACGAAAGGTAAGTTCTCTACAGGAGAAGCTTCCCCTGCGGCGTTGACGGCATCAGCCATATCAAGCTGACCATACACAATCAAGTTACAAGTTACAGACTTACTTAGTAACAGGCGAGGGTCATCATCATCGAGACCTTCTTCCTCTTTACGGGTAAGCCTACCACATTTTAGACCACCAGCATTATCCTCGAAAGGTTCAGTCATCTTCTTACGCTGCATCGAACGACAGGTAAACGTCTGCTCTTCTTGGTCGTAGATACTATACTCGTAGGTGCGAACCATAGGATTAATAATCACAGAGTCAGCAAATACATTTTCCGTACCATTCCATACCTTCCACGTACCACGCTTCAAGGTATGACCATCTTCGGTATCAGCATCGTAGTTGATACGAAGAGTGGTTGGGCCAGACTGCTTGGCTTCGGATATACCATCCTGACCAAGAGCAGCAAGCAAAGCAGCATTATCATCAGTTATACTAACAGCAAATTCGTTTTCTAAGTTACCCATGACATTCTCCATTGGGCTAAAGTTGAACGTAAAAGGATTATACCTCAAACACGGCTTCCAAGTCAAGCCAGTTTTTTCCCATTTTTAATTCTATTCCGACAGGCATACTGTACTCCTTGTTATACCTGCGTTTTGTCTCCTGCGGCAAACACAACATGGCGTTGGACATGACCTGAACACACTGGTCTTCTTCACCGGGGTAAACATCAATCACAATCGAATCATGTACTGTGTTGCAGATAACAGACCGCATGTCCTTCATGTCGTGGTGTAGTTTGACGAGAGCCATAGGCAACAGGTCTGCGGTAGCAAAGCCCTGTACAGGATAGTTGCAAATAGCTGTGCGATTGGTAGCCGTACCCCACTCAGTCCACCTAGCATCTGGGAAAGCATACTGTCTGCCAGATGGTAGGGTAATCTCTTTCTTGGTTACGGCATCCTTTTGCAAGGACTTGTGCCATTCGGTAACACCACGATACTTCTCTTTAAAAGCTCTGTAATAGCGTTGCTGGTCATCTGTGCCACTAACACCACCATACAGCGGCTTAAAGGTATGTGCCTTCGCTTCCTGTCTTGTACAGCCTATCACACTAGCAGTGTAGCTATGAACATCTGTGCCAGCTTCTACATCGGTCAGGATGCCGTCATCTTTAGCAAGGTAGCCAGCAACCCTGAACTCTAGTTGACTGTAATCACCTTCTAATATCTGCCCACCTTCGAACCTGCTTTCTACTGCCCTGCGAATAGCAAAGGTAGAACCACGAGGCATGTTCTGGAAGTTCGGATTACGAGAAGACAGACGACCTGTAGCTGTCACACACTGCATGAACTCTGTGTGGATAAATCCATTGCTGTCCATGTTGTTCTCCATCCCCTCAACAAAGGAACGCAAATAGGTTCGCAGGGCAGAGTACCGTATGTATGACTGTGCAAACTCACGAGCATCACCCCGCAAGGACAGTGACATATCTTCTAGCGTCTCCTTGTCAGTCTTAAAACCACCCGCCGCAACATCAAATACGTCACGAGGAACCATCTTAAAACCTGCAACCTCACCCGTACTCTCATAAACCACACCTTTACCCGAACACGTTCGGCATATTCTAACAGCTTTTCCAACGCTTCCATCCTTTCTCAGGGGGTTATACCTACCCTTACCATTACAGTCCGAACACTGTGAGCCTATAGTTTTGTATACCACATCGGTTTCTCGCAACACGTTTCCCTTGAAAGCTGCGCGGGACATGCGCTTACGCATCTTGGGTTTCTTAGTTGCGCCGCGAACCTCATGACCAAGATTGAATATCTCAGCCCACGTTTTCTTATCAACAACCTTACAGGAGTACATCAGCATAGACCTGTCGTCTGGGCTGTCGAGGTTGACAGGGGTATCCCCCATAGCATACTGGGCTAGTTCGTTTAGTCTGCGTTCTAGCTGGAACAGTTCTTGTTCGTACTCTTCTCGAATCTCAGCTAGGGTTGTTTTGTTTATCTTGATACCGTTCTGCTCGATGTGAGCCAGAACATTTGTCATCTCAAGCGACAACTTCAGTGTTGGTATTAGGGTCATTAAATAGTTCCTCAAACGATGAGCCAAAGGCTTTGAGTTGTTCTAGTGCTACTTCTTCTGTAGCGATTACATCTGCAATTCCGTATTCTACTATAGTATCCCACGGTATGTCAAAGAATGTTTTACCTTCCTTAAAGTAAGGAGAGATTAGGTCTTTCTCTTTTTGTACGCCGCCATACTTCTCAGCAACAGCGGCAAGACTAAGAGGCCAGCGTCTGGCTTTGGCAAGTATATACTCAGCAACCATCGTATCATACACATGTCCATCATACTTGAAGTTGCACTCACGTATCCACGATAAGTCGAACTTAATGTTGTGACCTACAACTACATCAGCAAGGTTCAGGGCATCTTGGAATATATTGAAGCCATCCTTGCTAGGTTGCTGGGTACTGTGGTCAAAGCAAAGGTAGTGTACCTGTTCAATGCCCAGCCACTTGTAGCCCACAGAGACAAGTGTGTTACCGAAGTACGGCAGGGGTGTAGATGAACCATTGGGTTTCTCCTTGTGTGTAGTTTCTACGTCAAACGTCAGCACTCTCATCAGTCTCTTCCTTTACAAACAATTCATGCGGAATAGCATCCCACTCATCTCTTCTCATGCGAAACTTAATCAATTCGATAGGTATACAGATTCGTACCCACTTCCTACCTACAACAGCCCAAACCAAACGTGTACCAGAACGAGGCCACTTAACGTTATACAAATCTACCCTATACAGCTTGGCTTTTGACCACGTTGCTTCTTTTGGTTTGGGTGTTGTCATCAGTAATAAATACCTGTGTGTACATCGATGTGGCTAGTAAACATCCCATGCCACCCGTTCAGTTTGTTCTTAGAGATACAGATGTGTCGTGCTGTATTCTCTTCCTCAGACGTTCCTGTCTTCCCTATCCCAATGATAACGTCTGCCTCACCAGCCTTACCAGTTCGCGAACCATCTAGCATGGCGTAGTCGATGAACTGTCTGTCGTGTGCCTCGAAGCTGGCTTGTGAGACTGACCATATCAAAAGTTTGTTACGCTTGGCAATCTCCCTCGCAACCACATAGGTTTCCTTCAAGCGTTCATCCCCACGATTGAAATCCCCAGCAACCCTAAACTTGTCAAGCTGGTCACAGAACATAACGTCCGGTTCGTTTAGCTGGGCGTACTCGTTCAGTTCTTCCATAGATGTACCTACAGAGTCCATAACAATGAGGTAAGGTGCTATCTCCTCATCGTAGCGTTGCTGTAGTGTCTGCTGTTCTTCTATCATCTGCTGTCGTGTACGTTGGAAAAACGATTGGATAATACGCAGCTTAATCTTCTCAGCAGGCTCTTCGTTTGCCCAGTAGACTACCTTGTGCTTCTGCCGTATGTAGTTCGCGGCAAGGAAAGAACAGAACGTTGTTTTACCTACCTCTGGACGGGCAAAGATGATACCGAGGTTGCCTCTGTCCATGCCTGACAAATGCTCTGACAACAAGTCCCAACCGAATGGGAAGTCAGGGTCACCCGTTTCTTCTTGTACTAATTGTGTAAAGTCTTTATCCATCTCACTATATGTTGTTTTATCTGTCATTCGCCCATCTTCAACCATGTCGATAAGCGTCTTGAGTTCGCCAAAGTGTTCTGATTCGCCAGTGAAGATAGCAATCGCTTTCTCACCAATCTGTCTGGCTCTGTCTCGAACCCAGAAGTTCTTGACCACATCCTGTTCGAGTGCCATCTCCTCTGATATGTTCGTGGATAGGTTGTCTAGTATACTGTATATTTCGTGTACTGCGCTAGACGGCATGGCAGGGTTGCGGTCACTGACCAGTGCCGCCACCTGACTAGGGTGC